GACTTTCAAAGAGCAGGTATGCAGACCAGCCCAAGAAAATCTTGAGAAGAAATTAAATAAAATTATTGAAGAAATGACAGATGCGCTTAAATTAAAATTTAATGAGCTTACTCTTACCGATGAAGATACTCAGTCAAAAATTGATGAAAGGTATTTGCGTTTCCAGGTTTTAACTCCAAATGAAATTAGACTTAGAATGGGACTAGTTCCTAGAGAAGGCGGAGACAGCCCTGTTGACTTACAGGCACAGGCAGCCGAAGTAAAAGCTCAAGCCCTACAGACTAGAACTAGAGACCAGGACAGATCTGCAAATTCCCCAGATTCTTCAGGAGAAGGTAGAAATGCAAAGGGAGACGGAAGACAGGTTGAGTAGTCCTACTCAACCACTATTTGCCTTTTGATATATACCATAATAAAATTAAGCATATGAATATCGAAAAATCTTCTTGGTCTTCTAATGGCGACGCCATTAATTTGTCCGTTCCGTTTACTAAAGTTAGCCGTGAGCGTAGAACGGTATCTGGATTCGCCACACTAGATAATATTGATCAAACAGGTGATTTGGTTACAGCTGAAGCTAGCCTTGAAGCTTTTGAAAAGTTTAGAGGAAACATTCGTGAGATGCATGGACCAAACGCAGTTGGTAAGATGCTATCTTTTAGACCAGAAACTTTTTACAACCCTGAAACAAAAGAGATGCACACTGGCGTATATGTAGATGCATATGTTTCAAAGGGAGCACAAGATACCTGGGAGAAAGTTCTAGATGGAACTCTTTCAGGTTTTTCTATTGGCGGAAAAATTATTGAATCAGATAACGAAGTAAATAAATCAACAGGACAATCAGTTAGATTTATTAAAAAGTATGCGTTGCTAGAGTTATCACTTGTTGATTCACCAGCAAACGAATTGTGCAACGTCTTGTCTATTTCAAAGTCAAATGGACAAATGGTATTTAAAGGTATTGCAGTAGAAACACAAACAGAAAATATTTTTTATTGTGAAGATAGCGATTCAGTTTTTCTATCTTCAGAAGAAACATTTAGCTCACCAGTAACTGGCAAAGATGCAGTTCTAATTGGTTGGGTTGAAAAGAATGATAGCAACAAGGCTAAAGAAATAGATAAGATTCTTGATTCGTTTAAGAATTCAAGATTACCGTTGCCTGATACACATATCGCAAAACAGGCAATCGGAGAAGGAGGTAATGAAGTGGAAAACGTAGAAAATACAGAGACTGTAGAAAAGCTACGGGTGCCAGAGGCTACTGATAAAGTAGAGCCAAAGGAAGAAGCTGCTGCAGTTGCAGAAGTTGAAACACCAGTTGCTGAAGAAGCTTCTGCTGACGACTCATCTGAAGATGTTGTCGAAGAAGTAGCTACAGAAGACACTTCTGCCGAAACTCTCGAAAAAGCAGCCGACGTATCAGAAGTTGAGGTTGATGAACCTGATTTTGCAAAGATGCTCGGTGATCTTAAGGGATTCTTTGCGGAAACTCTTAATAAGGCGTCAGAAACTAATGCTGCACAGGTAACAGAGATTAAGTCTACTGTTGAAACCTTCAGCAAGAGTGTTGATACAAGAATTTCGGAGTTAGCAGAACAACATACTGCTTTGTCAAAGGCAGTTGACGAAATAAAGAACACAATCTCTACTGTAGAGAAGCGTGTTGACGCAGTAGAATCAGATACTGCAATTAAGAAGTCCTCAGACCTCGGCGGGTCTCAGGAGATTACAATCCAAAAGTCTAGATGGAACGGTTCTTTCCTCGGTTCTGTCAATGAACTATTTAACTAAAGGTAGGTGAAAATATAATGAGCAATGAAACATTAGAAAAAGCAGTTGCAGCTGGTACAAACGTAACAGCGAACATGACTGGTTCCGTTGGTGCCGATTCAGGTATCCACGTTGGCTCAGAGGGTAAAGGTGGTCTTCTCAATCCTGAGCAGTCTGCAAGATTCCTCGACTACATGTTCGACGCAACCGTAATCGGTAAAGTGGCTCGTACTGTTCGCATGAAAGCGGACACCACTGAAATCGATCGCATTGGTGTTGGCGAGAAGCTTATGAAGTTAGCTACTGAGGCAGATAATACTGCATCAAACTCAGCAGTTACATTCTCTAAGATCTCTCTTACAACCAAGAAGCTTCGCCTAGATTGGGAACTTTCGACTGAATCTCTTGAAGACAATATCGAAGGTCCAGATCTAGAAGATCATATTGCCAGAATGATGGCAACACAGGCAGGTAACGATATTGAGGATGTTCTCCTTAATGGTGATACCTCCCTAACAGGAGATGCACTTTACAAGTCATTCGACGGCGCTGTTAAGCTTTCAAAGGCTAACGGACACGTTGTTGACGCAGAGGGTGCAGGAATTTCACGTGCTGTATTTAACAGCGCATTGAAGGCACTTCCACGTAAGTACAAGCAGCGCCGCTCAGACTTAAGATTCCTTTCAGGTTCAAACTTGATCCAGGATTACTTATACTCAGCGTCACTACTTGGCGATTACGGCTCAAATAACCCACAGGATATCGCTTCAAGCGTAATCCGTGGTGCAGGCGTACAGCCACTAGGTGGTCCAGCAGGATATGTCGCTCCATTTGCGTTCGGCATTCCAGTAGTTGAAGTCCCACTTCTTCCAGAAGCACAGGACGGAGACTACGATAACGCTACAGGTCAGCACGGTGATATTCACTTGACATTCCCAAATAACGTTGTTATTGGTATCAAGCGTGACGTCACAGTCTACCGTTTCTTCTGGCCACGTAAGGACTCAATCGAGTACACAATGTATACTCGTGTTGGTGTTCAAATCGAGCAGGCAGACGCTTGGGTCGTTGTTAAGAACGTAAAGGTTGCTTCCTAATTTTTAGGAATTAAACTGCTGAAAAGCCCCTAAATTAATTTTTAGGGGCTTTTCCTTTTAATCGAGTAATGCTATAATTTATTTAAGTAGAATGGGAGATTTTATGTCATTTGAGACATTAAAAGTATCTGAATTAAGAACGGTAGCCGAAGAATTCGGCGTTGAGACAGAGGGGCTAAAAACTAAGTCCGACATAGTTGCAGCATTAGCTGAAGAGGGAATTACCTGGACATTGTATCAAGATACAATTAAGAAGATTGAGGAAGAGTCCGTGCCAGTAGAGCAAGAAGTATTACCTAAGTTTGATTCTACAAAAGAAATTTCTGAGGATCAAGTACTAGTTAGAATGACAAGAGCTAACTTTAGATACGATATACTTGGTAAGACGTTTACAAGAGAACATCCTTTTGTGGCAATGACAAAAGAAGATGCTCAAAAAATTTTTGATAAGGAGGAGGGCTTTAGACTAGCAACTCCAACAGAAGTTAGAGAGTTTTATAGCTAAGCCTATACAATGGCAGAGGTATTAAGAAATACAAACTCGCCAGTTTACCATCAGGTATTCTGGAAAGGTGATGTTTTAGATGCTGACAGTTTACCTGTTGTTTCTTTGTATGACATAACCGAAGACCCATTTAGTGATTCTCCTGTAGAGAGTTATTACTTGTTAGACATAGACGCAGAAAAAGATGAAACAAATATAGGTCTGTATGCGGTCTATTTGCCTTTACTTTACACATCAGGTAATGCTACTCTAAGACTTGTATGGAAGTATGAAATAGATGGCGAAGAAGTAGAGTATAGTCATGATGTTTTTATTGTGACTCCATATGCTGATATATATCAAGCAAGCAGGATGCTGGGGGTTAGTTCAGATCCTTCTGACCCAGACTATAAATCATATAAAGAGCTTGCTGCTGCGGAAAGATATGCAAGAAAGAAAATAGAATACGCCACTGGTCAAAAGTTTTATTTGTATAATGAAAAATTTAGAATAGTCGGTTATGGTTCAGATTCTCTTCCGCTTCCTGAAAAGATATTCAGGTTAAGAAAAATCTACATGAATGACGTACTTATGATTGATAATACTGTCACACCGAATGTAAATAATTTTGGTTTTGATGTTGATATTTCAGAGACAGGATTTGCTCTTAGAGTAAATAAGGCTACTCAGCTAGACAACACTGTTTATGTTGCTAACGGAATGGTTCCTCCAACAATACATGACTCGTATGGTGTTTTCAGAAATAATGTGCACTATGATGTTGAAGCAAATTTTGGTTGGAAAAAAGTTCCAGATGAGATAGAGTTAGCTACAATAGAGCTCATGAAAGATTTCTTCTCAAAAGATACTTTATGGAAAAACCAGTATATTAAGAATATAAAGACATTCGACTGGAATTTTGAGTATAACTCAGAGGTATTCTCTGGCACAGGTAACGCTTATGCGGATAAGCTAATTTCAGATTATATTTTGGACAAGGTTGAAATAATATAATGTCATCTGTAGTTGATGCTGTCCTTTCAATGAAGATGGATATTTACAAACAGGTTGACTCACAAGACCCTAATACAGGTGCACTAAAAAAAGAATGGATTTTTGATAGAACTGTAGATTGCCATGCAAAAGGTGTCATCAGTAATTCTGCAACCTCTAGGTCAAGCGATAGGCAAACGTTTGATAATAAATATTCTAATGAACAGGTAATCCAGGTTAGAACATCTGGCAGAGTTACAGCAAGAGAAAAAGTTACTAATATCAGAAACAGAGAAGGCATCAATATCTGGACTGAAATTAATTTTCCAAGCGACACGCCAACTGTTTTTGAAATTGTAGGAACAACGCCAATTACTGATCCATTTGGAAGAGTGGTAGGATATAATTCTTCTATGAAGAGGTCGGAGAATCAACAAATTGGCATCTAATTTTTTATTTGTAAATATAGCAAGTGGGCTTGAGCCATTAATGCAAGCACCACAGCATAGTCATGTCAAGCAGTCAATTGTTGCACAGATATCTGCAGCAGTATATTATCAAGCAAAAGTTTTAGAAAAACTAGAGGATAGCAAAGCTTTTAAAAGGCAGTTTAGCACAGTTATATTTAATCAAATTGAAAAAGAGTTTGGAGAGTACATTGATGCTAAAGCAAGAACATCACCAAAGTCATTACACCATGTTTACGAGTGGCAAAAAATTGGAAAAGAAGATGCAAGACTTTTTAAATTAAAGCAACTCGAAGGACCAGGGATATCTTTTAGAATATCTACAGACTTAATGCCATCAACTTCTTTTGTTCCAACTGGGAAAGGCAAGCATAGGCATGTTTTTGTGAATAAGGCATCCGTTATGGAAGCTGGAAATCCAGTCACTATTTCTCCAAAGTATTCAGAACGATTAGTTTTTGAGGTAGATGGAGATGTTGTATATATGCCAAAGGGAGCTTCAGTAAAAGTTAACAGGCCAGGCGGATCTGGTGCAAAGAACCAGTTCTTCTTAGCGACTAGCCAATATTTTAAGAGTAACATGGTAAATTTAGCAATTAAGAATTCAGGGTTTCAAAGATTATTTAATATGTCTTTAAAGAAAGCAATGTCTGTTCCTTCAGATATTAAAACAGTTAAATACAAGTTTAGCCCTAATATAATTAAGAGCCAGGCTGACTTTGCTGTTGATTACGCATTTGGGGGTGTATCATGAGTCCAGACTACAATATAGATGCAATGTACGAGGTAAGAAAATTTTTGTGGCAGGGTCTACAGGATAATAACCTAATAGATAGAGATGATTACTACAGCGATAATTTAGGAGAGTATATTAACCCTATTATCCCAGTACAACAATTAGCAGAAATGAATCAGTTTTTAAGTGGTAAAACTCATATTGTTTATGACAAGATTGGTTTGTCGTATGAGCAAAACTGGCTAATATGCTGCGAGCAGCTTTTATTTACAATATATTCAACAGATTTTGCTGAGATAAATAAAATTAGAAATTACATGCTGGATCAGTTCAGGAGAATGGATGAGTCAGCCATGGATTTAAATTATTGGGAGGACGTCTCAGATAAGGTTAAATTCCACAGTATTTTTGTTGCTGACATATCTCCAACATCCCCCTCAGAGGAGCTACAAGGCTTTCTGGCAGGAGATGTAATCTTGGAGGTCAAATACTCTAGGATTACGGACCGTAACGGCAGATTCGCTTAAATTGCTTTAGACAACTAAATATTGTAAAATTGTCTATAGAGGAAAGGGCCTAGCCAGCCATTTATATATATAAATTATTTCATGAAATAGGAGGTTAACTTCATGGCACAAAATACAGGTAATGCTAAAAACATTCTCGTAGGTGCTTCACCATTGTTCCTTTCTGTAGATGACTCTACAGTTTCAGGCTACGATGACAGCATGGAGGCTGGTGTTCTTAATGCATTTACTGCAGATAAGAATACTTATGTCCCAGCATTTGATACTGCAAAGTCTTACATCGAGACACTAAACGCAGTTGATACAGACACAGCTTCAACTGGTGGCACACCAGTAACAAAGGGTGCAGCATACCGTAACGTTGGTTATACAAATAACGGTCTTCAGATCACTTATAACCCAACATACGATTCAGTAACAGTAGATCAGCTTCTTGATACAGCAAAGCTCTTCAAGTCAGCGATGGAAGTTATGATTGCAACAGAAATGTCCGAAGGTACTCTTGAGAATATTCTCGTTGTATTCGGTCAGGGTAAGGAAACTCTAAATGAGGTAGATGGAAACGATGTTCTCGGTCTTGAGGCAGGTGCACTTGGTGCAGCTCCAACTGAGCGTCAGCTTATTGCTATTGGACAGGCTCCAACAGTTGTAGGTCCAAATACAGAGCGTGTATACTATGCACGTCGAGTATTGTCAGTACAGCAGTCACAGTTCTCTTTGGCTCGTACAAATCCAACTACATTCCCAGTAACATTCCGTCTTCTACCATCTGGTGAGTCAACTCACGCAGGTTCAGAATACGGTAAGATTATTGACCGTGCTTGGACACCAGCATAATAATTAATTTTAATTATTAATATAAAGCCCCCAGAAATGGGGGCTTTATACTTGTAACGGTATAATCATTATGTTATAATAATTGAGACAGCCAAAGGAGGATAAATTGGCAACTACAGTATATGATACAGAAGAAATTGTATTACAGAATGGCGTAAGAGTAACACTCAAGCCTTTAACAATCAAGCAATTAAGAAAGTTTATGATTGTTGTAAACAAGCTTCAGGATACAAGCACAGAAGATGAAAGCCTTAATACACTATTAGAGGCATGCGCTATTGCACTAGAAAAGCAATTAGAAGATGTAACAATTGAGTTACTAGAAGATATTTTAGACGTACCTACTATCAATCGCATTCTTGAAGTTTGCGGGGGAATTAAGATGGACGACCCAAACCTTCTAGCGGCGGCGGTTCTGGCTGGTCAGAACTAGACCTTGCCGCATTAGAAGGAGAGATTTTTCTTTTAGGACACTGGAAGAATTACGAAGAACTAGAAGATAATCTCTCAATGCCAGAGTTAATACAAACAGTCAAAGCTATGCAGAAGACTGAAGAAGAGAAAAGAAGATTCTTAGCTTCTCTTCAAGGCATAAGCTTAGATGAAGAAAAAAATGAAGATGCTCCAACTTTTGAAGATGTCAAAAGAAAGGCTTTAGGAATAAAAGCGAGTGGTGATGACGTAGTTTCACTACAAGGTGATTTTGCTAGAGAAGCTGGTTTTGGAATTGGAATGGGCTTGGGGTACAGTAGGAGTAATTAGTGGCTGAAGAAAATATTATCACTAATATTACGGCAAGGGCTGACTTTTCCGATCTTATAAAAGATCTTGGTAGGGTAACAGCCTCTCTGTCGTCCCTACAACAAACTGTTGGAGCAACCAACAAAGCAATTGCAAGTCAGATAGATTCTATAAATAGAGGTTTTGCTAACACAGTAAGAAGTACTGGACAATTTTCTTCACACTATGTCTCTCTTTCTTCAGACGTTGATAAGTTCGGCAGAAGCTTAGACTCTGGAAGATTAAAGCTAAAAGATTATTATAGAAATTGGCAAGAGCATACAAGAACATCTGGCGGATTAATTAGAGATCTTGCTAAGCAGCAAGTTCAATTACAAAATGCAATACTTCAACCTTTGGGTCGTAATGCTCAAGGTTTAATGCAATTTAACGTACATGTCCCTAGAGGATTAGATGTAATTAAAAACAAAACAGCAATAACAACCCAAGAGCTAAAGATTATGAATAAGGTTGTTCAGGACGGTGCTGTTCAGCTTATTAACTGGGGTAAAAATACTCAGTGGGCTGGTCGTCAGCTTACAGTTGGTCTTACCCTTCCATTAGCTGCATTTGGTAAAGCAGCAGCAGATGCATTCAGAAGTGCGGATCAAGAGCTAACTAGACTTACTAAGGTTTATGGAGACATAGCAGGAGCAACTTCTGCAGATTTATCTAAAATTAGAAATGAAGTATCTAAGACCGCAAAAGACTTAGCTTCAACAATGGGTGTTAATTTCCAAGAGACAATAGCCTTAGCTGCAGATATAGCAGCAACTGGAAAAACTGGAAATGAATTATTGTCTTCTGTTTCAGAAACAACAAGACTTGCGGTCCTTGGTGAAGTAGATAGACAAGAAGCAATGAAGGCGACACTCGCCATACAGTCTGCTTTTAAATCAAATACAGAAGAGCTTTCAGAATCAATTAACTTTCTTAACGCTGTAGAAAACCAAACATCTACTACTCTTAACGACTTGGTAGAAGCCATTCCTAAAGCTGGACCAGTTATCAAGGGACTAGGCGGTAGCGTACAAGACTTAGCACTCTATCTAACAGCTATGCGTGAGGGTGGAGTATCTGCATCAGAAGGTGCAAATGCATTAAAATCTGCACTTGCATCTTTGATTAACCCAACAGATGTTGCTGTTGCTAAGTTTCAGGGTTTCGGAATTGACCTACTTGGAATTGTAAATGATAATGCAGGTAATGTAACTCAAACCCTTATGACTCTTCAGTCAGCACTTGATAAATTAGATCCTTTACAAAAACAACAAGCAATTGAACAGTTATTCGGAAAGTTTCAGTTTTCAAGACTTAATGCTTTATTTGAGAATCTAGGTAGACAGGGTAGCCAGACACTACAAGTTCTAGATCTAATGAAAGCAAGCGCTGGTGATTTAGAAAATGTTGCTAGCCGAGAGTTAGCTATGGTTACAGAATCAGCAGCTGGAAAGTATAAGAGAGCTGTAGAGTCTTTAAAGGCAGACATGGCTGGAGTCGGAGAGCAGTTCCTTAATATTGGTACAACAATAATTGGTGTACTTGATAGTATTATTGATTTCGGTAAAAAGCTACCAGAACCATTAAAGAAACTACTAGCATTTGGTACTGCATTCACAGCAATGGTTGGACCTGTTATTATGCTTACTGGTCTGCTAGCAAACTTCTTTGGATACATAGCAAAAGGTATTTTCCACTTTAAGGCATTCTTTAAGGGCGGAGAAGGTTGGAGATTATTAACTCCAGAAATTCTAGCTGCTGAACAAGCAGGATCTTTAGCAGAACAGACATTCTATAGCGATGCTCAAGCTGCAACAATCTTAAAGAAAGCTCTTGCAGACCTTTCTATGGAGTACGACGCACTAGCAGCTAGACTAGCTTCTGGAAAAATCTCAGTAGGCCCAGCCATAACAACAGCAGCAGGAAATGTTTTACAGCCAGGTGCTCCAGGTTACAGGCCAGTAAATCCTAATCACCCATTAGTTGGTGGAATGGCAAGCTCACATTTAAACCCAAGAGATCCAAATAATCCAGCAACTATATTCGGTCTAGTTCCTGGAGCAAGCGGAGTTAATCAAAAAATTGGAAGAACTCCACAGATAATGATGACTGAAAGACTGCCAGATTA